TTTGCCCAGTCATTGCTCATAATTATATTCCTTAATTTCCAATTGTTGATGATTCAAATACACGATTGTGGGTATCATTGCAACGAATGAATGTTGTGCATTTTGAAAGTTGTTTTAGGTTCGATGCGCCAACATAAGTGCAAGTTGAACGGATTCCACCTAAAATATCCTGTATAGTTATATTAACATCACCTTTGTATTTTGTCAACACAGTTCTTCCTTCGGATGAACGATAATTTTTTAAACCGCCAAAGTGTTTATCATTGGCAGAAGTTGAACTCATTCCATAGAATTGTACAAACTGTTTTGCTTCATTTACGTACTGACTATTTAAATTGTCGTCAATATAATATTCGTTTGTCTGATAGTATTTAGTAATGACTTCGCCACCCCCTTGATCATGACCTGCAAGCATACCGCCTAGCATTACGAAATCAGCGCCAGCAGCAAACGCTTTAGCTACATCCCCAGGTGTTGAACAACCGCCATCAGCGATGATGTGGCCGCCAAGCCCATGAGCAGCATCAGCACATTCAATGACAGCGGATAATTGCGGATAACCAACACCGGTTTGTATACGAGTAGTACAAACCGAGCCAGGGCCAATCCCAACTTTGACGATATCTGCTCCATTTAGAATTAACTCCTGTGTTTGATCTGCAGTAACAACATTACCAGCAATGATTACTAGTTCTGGAAATGATTTTCTTACTTTAGCAACATGTTCTACAAAATGCTGTGAATATCCATTAGCGATATCCATGCAAACATATTTCAAATTTGATTGAACCTTTTCATAAACACTAACAAGTTTATCAAAATCTGCTTGGCTTGTTCCGATGCTCATAGCAACATTGCATGATCGGTGTTCAGTGTTTTGTTGAAAATATTCTATTAGTTCTACATCACTATATGTTTTAACTAAACATGTAAACAAACCTTGTTCTGCAAGGGCGTCAGCCATTTCAAATGTCCCGACGCCGTCCATATTTGCAGCCATAATTGGAATACCAATATAATGAGGTACATCATCAGAAGTACAGTTTACGAATGTAAAATTGCGATCTAAAATGACTTCACTTCGGCTTTTAAGTGTGCTGCGCTTTGGTCGAATAAGAACATCTTTGTAGTCTAGCTTAATGTCAGTTTCAATTAACATTATTTAGTCTTTCTGAAAGCGTAGACTCTAATGCAGCAATCTCATCTTTAATTGCGAGTTTTTCTACTTTAGCTTTTTGTATTATTTTTTCTGGGGCCTTTTCAGCCTCGAGAACTTCAACAATATAATGCTGCATCTTATGTTTTGCCTTCAGTAGTTCAATTCTGTGTTTTGTATTTTCGATATTCATATTTTATTCTCCATTACATAAAAAAGTTTTCGATAGAGTCTACTTTTTCCGCAGACCATCCGATAGCGCCGAGAAGGTTATCAATAGGGCTGAGAAAGACTTTATCAAATTGTGTTTCGTAGTCGATGTATTTTTCAAGTCCAAATTCACTTGGAAGAATATTTGGGAATGAAATCATATTTTCTTTGATGGGATTAGGAGATTTAAGATAGACAAATTTGATTTTGTCTCCAGACTTAATGCTCTCGTATTTTCTATCAAGGCCGTTTTCTTTAAGAAAGTTATTATAGAGGATGCACCCACGAACATGCATAGGGCAGCCTTTTTTATAAGAACCGGTTTTCTTGTCAATGTATTTTTCAATATCATCAGTACCAGAGATTTTAGCAACTTGCTCAGCTGGTAGTTTAAAAAATTCATTTCTAAAATCACCAATGAACTTTTGTGTATTTATTTCATCGGATGTCATGATAACTTTGAATGATTGCTTAAGTTTTTCACGGCAAATTTCAGGAGTTGAAGAACGAACAGACTCGAGTCCAGTTACACTAATCTTTGGTTCTTCGTAGTGAACACCTTCACTATTTAGCGCATTCATTACATAACGCTTCTTTGCAACAAACACAGATTTATCTGTAATCTTTTCTCGTTTCATTGCCATAGCATTACGATATGCACCCATCTTTTCAGCAAGTTCTACATAACCGTCTTCAATAATTTTTTCAATCTTTTCTTTACATACCTTATCTAGGAAATCTTCACCAGTTTTCTTGTCAATGTCTATCGTTCCAAATACCTTTTCAATAACTGGTGCCATATCAACATAGATAGAGTCAGTGTCAATATAGACGATGTAATCCAGGTTTTCAGTTTTCATAAACTTGTTAAGATAATCATTTACAGATTTTTCAGCGTATCGAATAGAAAGTTGCCCAGATGTCGTAATAGCTTCAGCCATTGCTGCAATATAGTATAGAAAGTAAATATTTGCAGTTGCGCCATACAAAGAGTTCATAGCAATTTTAATAGCCATCTGTGAATTGTGTAGTTGAGTAATTTCTTTCTTAAGAGCTTTTTTCTTATTTGGATCAGTCTCTGTTTCAGCGGCTTGTTCTACGGCAAGCATGTTCTTTTTAATAACGGAACGATTGCCATAGTATTCTTCAATGATTTCAGGAATGACGCCAAGTCGTGAATTTGAAAAGCAAACGCCATTTGCACAAACAGAATAAGACGGATCGTCATTATGGAATTCATCTTTCAAAACCATTTCTTGAGTCACATACTTACGAGTATCTTCCATATAAGTCTCTGGAGACATGTTATATTGAAGCATAAGGTGAGGATATAGAGAGTTCAAATCGAAAGAAACAATCCAAGGATGCATACCAACTCTTGGATCTTTTACATATCCACCAACAAGTTCTCCAGCACGTTCGCCAGGTGAGCCTTTCAGAAACGGAACGACATTTTGACTCATTAGCTTACGATAAAGAGTAGTTTCCCAGATGCCAACAGTTCCAAATGCTTCTGTATAATTTACACCACCACCATAAGCAACAGTAAGAACAAGAGAAAGAAGTGCAGACTCTTCTTCCATTCTTTCTACGAGAAGTGTATCTTTCAAGTTATAGTCGAGATACAATTGTGGGTTTTGTTCATAAAGAGTGGTAAGGTTACCATATTCTGAATAATCTAATTTCTTTTCACCGAGCACAACATAAGCGATATGATCCAACTTATAACTTTCTTGTGGGCCATATTTGTAACCAAACTTCTTAAAGGCGTCCATATAGTCAATAACAGAAACACCAGAAATAGCATAAGTAGATTGGTCTTTGTTGAAAATCTTTCTCGTATGTTTACGAATGCTTTTCCAAGGTGATAATTCTTTTGCTTTATCTTCTCCAAAAAGCCGCATAATACGCGTTACGATATATTGAATATCAAAATATTCAACGTTCCATCCAGTAACTACGTCAGGATAATCATTAGTCCAAATTTGAATAAATCGCCGAAGCAAAGATTTTTCATCATCAAATTTCATAAACTGAATATTGTCTGGATCAATACCAGTTAATGTTTTAGTCTTGTCATAATCTTTTCTACCCAGAAGATGATATGTATCGCTTTTTGAAGACTTATAAGAAATGGATGTAATTTCTTTATCTGCTTCTTCGATGTTAGCATATCCGTCACTAATATCAACTTCGATATCGAACATTGCAATATTGATTAAGTTCATATCGAATTTGATTTGACCCGAATAATTCTCTTGAATAAACTGAGCAACGTAGTTTGTGTTGCCTGCAATTTCAAAACCGCTGACGTCGCGATAACGTTCGATAAAATCTTTTGTGTCACCCATAGATTCAAATTTCTTTGGGGCAACTGGTTTTTGACCGATTAGAGTCTTAAATTGTGTTTCAGTTTTTGTTGGAAGAAAAAGCGTAGGCTGAAACTTTACTCGTTTCATAAATTGCCTACCGTTCTCATATCCACGCCAAAGAATGTTATTGCCATATCGTTCGACGTTTGTGTAAAATGCTGCCATTCAAATACCTTTCATTTTAGTGCTCATATAAGCACATCATAATTTATAATATACTAAAACTGGAAAATGTCAACAACTAAGCAGCAAGCTGGCTGAAGTTCTTGACCTTTTCAAATCGTACATGTGACTCAAATTTGTCTCCAAATGATTCACCTCTATGGGAAATTTGTATTTTTATAAATACTATTGTAGTTCACGGGATATGTGAGAGTCTCCCCAACTACTCTAGAAACAAGAAGGAGTATCCAGCCATGATATATTTATATCTTAAAATTCATAACAAAACCGGTCTAAAATATCTCGGTAAAACTACTAAAAAAGATTACCACTCTTATCCAGGTTCCGGCAAAAGATGGCTTAGACATCTTAGAAAACACGGATTTGATTATACGACATCAATACTATTGGCTACTGAATGTGATAAAGAATTAAAAGAAACTGGTATTTTCTTTAGTAATCTTTTTAACATAGTCGAAAGTCCAGAATGGGCGAATTTGATGGAAGAAAAAGGTGACGGGGTAGATTCAATAACTGCTTCTAAAGAAAATAAAAGAAGAGTAAAGGAAGGAATTCATCATTGGCAGGGCGATGGAAGTTTTCAAAGATCAGTACAAAATAAAAAAATAAATGAAGGTACTCACCATTTTCTAGGTGGAAAACTACAGAGAAGATTAAGTAAAGAAAAAGTAGATAACGGAACACACAACTTCTTTTTTATAGATAGAACTCACGTAGCTGTTAATAACGCCAAGATGGTTGAAGAAGGAACGCACCATTTTCTAGGTCCCGATTTTAATAAAAGAATGATAAAAGAGGGAAAACACACTTCACAGAATCCAAAAGCAATAGAGAAAATTAGGGACAAAACAAACTCGAGGATCGAAGATGGAAGTCACGCCTGGGTAAAAAATGTAGTTTGCGTAAACGAAGACGGCTCGACATACACTGTCAAAATCGATGAATACAGAAATAATAAAACAATACACAAAAATATAAGCAGCAACGAAGGAAGAAAAAGGTTAGGACTTCCGCCGAGAGGTCCCACCTGGAATTCTGGTAAAAAACTAGAAAAGAAAATAAAATGCCCACATTGTAACAGGTTGGGCGCCAGCATGGGTAATATGAAAAGACACCACTTTGATAATTGCAAATTGTTAATCAGTGGTAACCGCGAGCTGTGAAAAGTTCTTAACCTTTTCAAATCGCACATGCGACTCAAATTTATCCTGAAAAGACTGACCTCGATGGCTGATGACGAAAATATTATCGTTAGAGTTCAAATTGTGCAGTGTGTCTATAAGATTTTCAAC